GTTTGATAATGTTTCGTCTGTACTAAATTCGTTAATTGTTGCACCTAACTCAGCACCAATAGAACCAAGTTGTAATTGTGATAAACCTGAAAGGTCAAATGCGTCTGCATTTAGTGTTGCAACACCTGTTGATTGTTCAATTCTAAATAAATCACCAACTCTAAAGTCACCTTTTTGGTCAGTTGAAGTAAAGTAAACACGACCACCATTTGTTTCAGTAATTTCTCTTTCTTGGTTAGGTGCCTGACTTTCTGAACCTGGATAGTTAGTAGTTGTAAAGTCACCTGTACCAATGTTTAGGAAGTCATGTCCAGTTAAACGAACATTTGAAAATCCTGTTGTAACAGAACCTGCTTCGTTATCTGCAATTGCTCTACCTGTTGTAACACTTTCTGTTAATCTGATAAGTGCTGTTTCATTACTTGTATTTGTTTCTGATACTGCTGAAACTCTGTAATACTTAGCAGTGTCACCAGCAAATACTACATTAGCACCTATTGTGATAGCAGTTGCTGAAGATAATGCTGAACCATCTACTGCAATAAGAGGACCAATTTGTCCGGTTTGAGCAATTAATGCACCGCCGTGAGAACTATCGAGTGTTAATTGATAAGTCGAACTATCGTCTTTTGTTACTGTACAAACTTCGCCTTGTGTAAAGTTGCCTGTAATACTTTCAATATGTAAGTAATCTAGTGATATGTTAACTCTGATAATTGTAGCAGTTGCGCCTGAAGTAACACCTGTTATTGTAGCAGCTGTTGGTGTGCCAGATGTTGAAACTGTATCTGCAACATCACTTTCTGTAGCAGCGCCAATAAATCCAGCAGTTGCATATTTTAACATTGCACCTCGAGCTGAAACTGAAACTGGTGTTTCTGAAGCTAATGTACTATCAGCAACGGCACCTTGTTCTCCGTAAGCAGACGAACAGTTTAGACCTCTAATAAATCCACCGGATTCTGCATGAAAAGAAATTGAATTGTAATAAGTAAAGACAGAAACCATTTCACCACGGCCACCACCTAATGCATGAACACCTTTACCGTCTGAGTTAATTTGTGTAAAGTCGTTTGCAAGAATAGATTTGTTACCTGCACTGTGCAATAATCCATCAATTTGAATACCTGTAGCACCTGCATTGACAGATGAACAGTTTTGAATATAAGGTGAAGCAGTTGTAATTGAACCACTAGGGTCTAATGATACAACAGCAGCTTTACCAGTTGCACCAGCACCTGGTGTTCCTGTTAATCCTTTCATTGACATTTGAACAATGTTTGTTTGGTTATTTACAATAAACATATTAGAAGCGTCATTATTTTCTAATGAAGCGACATTAAATGTTAAATCAGAAGCTCCACCTATCACAGCTGCACTTATTGTAATTTGTTCAGCAGCAACATATCCATAACCGCCGTTATAAATTGTAACTGTTGGTGTTGATGAACCGTCTGTTACTACATTTACAACAACACCATTACCTGAACCTGTTGTAGATGCTTGATGTAAATAATTGTAAGTTCCTGGAGTACCACCTGTACCACCCGAAATACCTGAAATTGTTTTTATTTGATGACCTGTGCCTGAAGCCGGTCTAATTTCTGTTCCTCTTAAACTTTCACCTTGTACTGTAACACCAGCAGGAACTCTTAAAGGTAAAGTTTCTCTGTAAACACCGTTCTTAATATAAACAACATCACCAACTGAAGCAGAAAGCACATTAAAAGTTAAATCTGAAGAGCCTCCTAATTGTGAACCGGCAATTGTAATATCATCACCAGCTGCGTGACCTGAACCACCACTTGTAATTATAATATCGGGTGTTGAAGAACCGTCTGTAGTTACTCGAGCAGTAAATCCTATTCCTGAACCTGTTGTGCTTGTTTGTGTAACTTCATAAATTGTTGGAGTTCCGCCTGTACCACCTGTAATTGTATCAATTGTTATTACATCACCTGAAGTAGCTTGTTGCAATGCATAGTAAATTGTTTTATATGGTAAAAATTGTGTACCTGGATTACTGTCTGAACCAGAGTTTGCAACATACTTAACATTTGTTCCTTCTGGATTTGACCAACTAGGGTCTGTACCGTCTGTTGTTAAAACAGCACCACTTGTACCAATTGCTAATCTTTCTGAAATAGAAGCGCCTTGTACAATCAAGTCACCTCTTGTGGATAATACAGCGCCTGTATCACCTTGTGCGATTAATTGCCAAACTGTTGCGTCTGTACCTGGCGTAACATTGGTTTGTCTGTCTTTCAACATCACATAAGTTGAAGAAACATGTCTTACTACATCACCAATGTTATAAGTTGTAGAAGCAGAATAAGCGCCTGATTGATAATCGAAACCTTTTACAATCAAATCCCAATAAGAAGTATTTGTAGCACCTGAAGCTTGAACTGCTGGATATTGATTTGTGTGATTTGCATTTGCAACATATGAATAACCACCATATTGTACAACATCACCAGTTTTGTAAGTTGTTCCGTGTGAGTAAACACCTGTATTCTTATAACCTGTTGTTACTACATCCCAATATGCGTTGTCTGTTGGTGTTTGACCTGCAGCTGGTGTTGCATTTACATAAACATAAGTGTAACCACCATAAGTTACAACATCACCGTCTTGGTATGTTGTACTACCATTGTAACTATCTTCCCATTGTAAACCTTCAGCATAAACTTCCCAATTTGAACCTATTGCAAAGTCTGAAGCTGATGTATGTTGTAATTTACATCTATATTGATAAGCCCCATATTTAACAAGGTCATTTAATTTGTAAAAAGTTGAACCAGCCCAATCACCTTTGAAGTATAATCCTTCGGTATGTAAACTGTATTTGCCTGCTGATAAATCTGTGTAAAAATTTGCTGTTGCTGATTGTGAGGTATGATTAGTTAAAACAACATAAGTGTTACCGCCATATTTGACAATATCATCTACCAAATAAGCTGTAGAGGTAGCCCAATCGCCACGCCATTTAAATTTAATTCTACCTAGTTTAAAATCTGCCATGTTTAACCTTTATTTACTAATACTATTTATACAAGTTTAAACAGCATCTTGATAACTTGTTGAAGCAACAGAATATGTAGAACCCTCTGCTGTTGTGAAGTCATCACTTGTTGCCGTTTGACCGTAACTTTTATTTTCTCTTTTTATTAAATAACCATCAGTATCTATAAAATAGGTTGCGTCACCTTCTTCAAATATATACTGCCAATATTTATCAGTTGTATTTTGTTTATTTAGTTTATCTATTTTACCTACTGCAATTTGAGCGCCGTTAGCTGGTGCAATTTCAAATGTGATAGTAGGTGATGAGTAAGTAAAATCAGTTTTTTCTTCTAATAATATATTATTTACATATACTCTAATTCTATCTGCGTCTATAACTGGTGTTGTAATATCAAATGTGGTATCCGAACCATCACCTGAAAAGTATTGAACATCAATAAGTCCTTCTTTGAAATCGACAAATGCTCCAGATGTTGGTAGTTGTTCAGTATCACTAGGAATACCATTTGATAAGTCAACTGTATCGGTGTTATCTTTATCTATTTTTGCATAATATAATAATCCTTCAGTCGTTCTTCTAAGACCGTGAAAACTCTCTTTAGTTTGATTGCCTTCTGGTACTACATATCCTAAAGTAGCCATTAACTAATCTCCAATATACTTGCAAACGCTTCGACATCTACAGACGAACTATCTGGATTAGGGTCAGCATAAACTCTAAGAATATCATCACTCTCTAAGTTTATAGGTTTATCTAAAACTAGTGTGTTATTAGCCGCAATGTTTAAACTTCTACCAACATGAAAAAATGTTGAACCACCATCTGTAGTCACTTTGACATTTACCTTAGCTGCGTTAGTTGAACTTTTATTTGAGATATAAAGAGCATGAACAACTGCTTGAACTGAACTGCCAGATGTGTACATATTTCCTGTTGCGTCATCTAAAACGCCAACATCTAATCCAAAATTTTTAAATGTACTTGCCACTTATATTATCCTCCGAATACGATTGCGTATGCTAATGCATCGCCGTCCATTGCAACTGTACCTGATTGGTTAGGTAAAGTTATTGTTCTATCAGCAGTTGGCTCTGCAACTGTTAATGTGGTTTCATATGCGTTTGCTAATGCCCCCTCAAAAATAATATCTGCACCATCTAAAGTAATGTCATTATTAGTTGTTGCACCTGAAGTGGTAACTGCTTGTAGAGTTACGGCACCTGCACCACCAATTTCTTTAACAACACCACCGGTAGTTTTTGTGTAAAACTTACCATCTGTGATGTTCATTGCCAACTCGCCAGCTACTAATGAACCTGCTGATGGTATGGATAATGCTACTTCACTTCTTTTTGGTAAAATCTGTGTTGCCATTACTTATGTTTCTTTATCTGTTTAATTATTTTTGCTTTAGTTAGTCTTCTGTCAACTTCAATGCCGATTTTACGACCTAAAGTTTCTAATTCTTTTTTAGTTTTTTTCTCTAAATTTTTTGTGTCAGTACCTTTTAGATACTTTACAGGCTCATCGTATGTGCCTACAACTTTGTCAATTATTTTTTCAATCCACTTAAACATTAAAATGTCTCCCCGTCAACTTTGATTACTGTAACATCACCTGCACCACTCACGGCAAAGTTATCTGAACTGAATGATGCAACACCAACATTTGAAGTCGATG